GGCTATGATGGTATCAAACCAACTGTTTTTATCCTCTCCTTGTGGACCCTGGGGCCCTGTAGATCCAATTGAAGGATTCCCTCCAAGAGTGTACATAGCCAGATATCGCTGAGGCAGAGTAACAAGCCCTGCTTTCTCAATTGATTTGATATAGTCAACTGGAATTCCCGGTTGATCTGGTCGGAGATATACAAGATTGAGAGGTAACTCACTCATCGGGTACCCTCCCGGATCATATCAATATCAAGAGAGAATACTCGTTGAACACCTCCAACAGCATCAATAGCTTCACAGTCTAGATAAGCCTTTGTAAATTTTAAAGCAGCTGTTTCTGCAGCAGTAAGGAAGAGTTGAATTGAAGCGTCGTTTTCAACAGTAATGATTTTACCGTTAGCAGTAGTCAGATCGGCTAGGATTTCTCCTTTATGTACTCGAGATCTGAGCTGGGCCCTAAAGGTCATGTCAGTGATGTCTGTTGGTTGATAATAAGTAATTTCACCAGTACCAATGACCCATTCACAAGCCACTGTGCTTACGGGCATTGCAAAATGATCTTCATCAATATAAGTGGCATGCATGATTGCCAAATTCTTACTATTTAGAATATCCATGCCCTCAACTCCCGAGATAATCACGGGTGTTGGTGATTGATCTGGTAAACCATGAGCAGTGACTTGAATTTTAGTTGGGTACCCAGGATCTATTTCTTCAATAGGAGCTCGAAAGACACCACCTGCATACCAATTTAGAGTAGGCTTCCAATCTGCTCCTTGAAGCATCTCAATTTTGTAATGAGGTGCACTCATTCTAATCTCCTTTACCCAATCCAGAATAATTTAACTAAATTAGCGATACCAATAATGCTAAGTAACAGTATTGCACCAAAAATACGATTTTTTCCTATTTCAAGATCAGTAAGTCTTTTATTTACTACTACCATTATTTGTTCAAATTGTGGTCGTGTAATAACTCCTTGCCGGAGCTCATTTAAGTGCTCCATATTTCGTCTGTTTTCAGTGTAAGCAATCTCAACTGCTTTATCTCGTAAACGTAATTCAGTATTAAACCATTTTTCAATCCAATTTCTGACATCTGAATATTCACGATAAGTTATAAATTTATGATTCATTATAAATTCCTAATTCTTGGCAAGTAGGTAAATTAAAATCAGTGCCAAAATAATCTTTCCATTGATCTCGTAGTTCATCTCTACGTTCTAATGCATAACGTTGAGCTACTGTATTACCATCCTTTTGGGCACGACAGAACCTTTCTTGGGCATTGATAATGTCTTCTTTTAAACGGGATATTTCTAACTTATTTACCGCGGAGGTCAAATTAGTTTCAATTTGAATAACTGTTGCAGAAAGTTTGTCATAGTCTGATTCAAGCACATAACCTGGCACTCCTGGCATCCAACCACTTGCTACAGTGATATGCCATGCTATTGCAAACGTTACTATGATACGCCACACAGCTGTTCGTTGCTCCGGGGCTAAGTCAGCCAGAAGTAGGCTTTTAACAAACCCAATCATGACTGTTTTACCCAGTTTAAATGTCGCATTTTTAGGCCTCTCCGTAGATTAAATTACTATCCATGCGACACTAAAATAATATGATTCTATTTTTAATGCCTGTCATTGTGAATGAAATATTTCTTTAGAGCAACCGCTACCTTCTGCCATTGGGTGAGGAAGTTCATCATGCCGCTGTCAGGCTTGCGTTGACGAAATAGCCGCATTTGATGGTGGTGTTTTCGCCGCCGGATGCGTTGCCGTCCACGAAGCGCAAGCCGTTGGGGCCGGAACTGTTGGACGGCGTGGTTGTTACCGGGCTAGCACTTGTGTCCGACCACATAGCAACGGTCGTGTCATCAACGTAAATCCAGATCCGATTTGCACTACCGAACGCAATGCCCGTATCAACGTCTGTCCCGATTGTGTAGGTGGTCGCGTTCAAGTCCTTCGCTACGCGAAAGTTCACATAATGCTTGTTGGTCCCGTCGTCATAAGCCGTGACAAACATGGAATTAGCTATACCGCTTGCCAGCTCAGTAGATGCTGAAAGCTGGTCAATTACCGCGAAGGTAAACGTCTGCGCTGAAGTCGGCGCGGTAGCCTCGATACGGAACCTGCCGCTGGAGGTGATATTTCGCATCCGTGCCAACCCACCGTCTACGTCATAGTCATAATCTGTCGGCTTGGTTCCTGCCGGGGCTGTATCGCTGAAGCCACTCCACGAATCAGGGTCAACGCCCTCGGCCTCGCTAAACATCACACTAGCCGCGCTGTGCGTAGTCGCATCACCAAACGGGAATGCATGAATCAGGCCAGAATGGCCATCAACTTCCAGCGCGGTGTAGTAAATCATCACCAGATCACCGAGTCCGGTTATGATTATTTCCTCGCCGTCAACCCACGGATCGCCTGAGGACTCAGCAGCGGCTATGGTCGCGTATTCGTGCAGTCCACCCCCAACCTGCTGCTGCAACACTCCTAGTGGCAAGAACATTATGCAGTGCCTCCAATTACAACCCACTCATTAGTGGCACGTTTCCATAAACTAAGAGCTTTCCATTGTCCTGCTGCAAGAACATCTCCTCTGAGAGTAACCCCTGCACCAGCAATGATGCTTGTTTCACCGGCACCTCCTTGAATAATATCTATACGGGTATCAATTGGAAAAGCTACAGTAGAATTTGGGGGAACTGTAACCTCATTTGCTGCAGCATTAGTCATTTGTAGGAGCTTACCGGCATCTGCTAATACCAATGTATATGTAGTTCCTGTTTGTAAATTCTGACCTAGATATTTTGTGACATCTCCCAAAATTACATCAGCAACAATTGCATTTAATTCAGCAAGAGTATTTATATCCTCTTCCTGTAGAGCAGTATCAGCAGAAGCTCCTTGTGCTGCCGTAGCAAAAGATCCAACATCTTCAAAAGCAGCCGAACCTACATCTTCTGGTTGTAAGGCTGAATCAGCTAATGCTCCTTGAGCCTGAGTTGCAAAATCTCCAGCATCACCTAGATCAGCATCGCCAAGAATAGCGTTTAATTCGGCTAAGGTATCAATGTCTCCAGGTTGGAGAGCAGTATCTGCTTTAGTACCTTGAAGGGATGTAGCAAAAGCACTTGTATCTTGATATGCAGCTGAGCCTACATCAGAAGATTGTAAAGCTGAATCTGCTAACAGTCCTTGGGCTGCTGTAGCGAATGCAGAGGCGTCTATATTGCGATTTACCAACGTCCACCCAGTTTCATCGACTGGATCATCACTATTGGCAATCATGAGGTCTCCGGCCTCTACAGGAGCTGTGAAGAACATTCCTGCAACAGTAACTACATAAGCATCACCTGTTGCAATGGGAATTGCAGCTCCGGTGGTGAGATCTGGAGTGTTAGTAGAAGCGTTCCAGCCGCCTTTATGCTCATAGAGCCCTTCAACTGCTCCATCAATAAGTGCTTGAGCTTCTGCTTCAGTGATCCAGTCTGCAATTGTGCCATCACCCAAGGCTTCAGCTAGTTCAAGAATCTCTTCAAGATTATCTGCAACCAATTTGACATTGTCATAGGCTGAATCAATGAATCTTTGAACCAAATCTGCAGTTGGTGGGGCGAATTTGTTTCTAAGATTCTTCATTAGAGCCACCCACCTTCTGTAAAGCGATCATTATCTTGATCGGTAGTAATGTAAAGGCCAATTCGGTTTATATCATTGATTTTAGCAACATATTTTCGATAATAATCATTTGCTTCTGGCTTTTCAGTATTGATTCCTGCGTAAACACGGGATGCTACATAGAAAAGCAAGGCTTCTCGTAGCTGGCGAGGCACTTCAACATATACTTCGTCAGGAGCCATCCCATCTACATATGAAATGGTTGGGTGATCAGCCCTATATTGAACTGCGAGAGTATTAAAATCGTTGGGCCAGGGAACCTGAATGGTATTAAATCGAGGTGTAAAGACACTGAGTTCTTCTTGAGGATCATTTAGACGAAGTAAATTACCACCTTCATCATATACTTCTTCAATTTTAAGAACATTATCGTTGAAGGGATTTGCTACGGTATCAATAATGTACTTTGGATCTTCGGTTGAGGCTGCATTACTGGATGCCCAGCGATAATCCAAATGATATAGGGCAATTTGTTCATGCAATTCAACGTAACATTCTTCACTTCTTAGCAAGAATTCAGTATAGATAGCAGTTAGGCCTAAATTAATATGACGAATTAGCTGCAGATATGATCGTGGATCAGGTTCTGATTCCGGATCATTCATATTGAAGGCACCGATTTTCAAATTTGAAAATTCGCCACCACTAAGATCAATAAAAATATCATGAAGAGTGATCATACCAAGTACGACTCCAGTGCTGAGGGCTCATTAGGCCGTTGCAAATCCCCGTAGATATCATCTTCTGCGGGATTAGAATCGGGGGGTAGCTCACTGGGTTTCCAGACTGTCATTGCCCCAAGCATGGATATAGTATCAGCAAAATCATCTTTCTTCGACTTGAATCCACTTGGAGAAATCAATGTAAGTTCATTGATTGCTTCCGTAATGGGCTGAGAATGTTGCAACTCCTCAGGAAAGAAGATTTTCCGTGCCTTAAACCATGGTACCACAAGATTAAATCTTTGCATTTTGTTAGTGACAGGGCGAATACCAGGAGCACCACTATTCTTGTCACTGGCAAGAGTAAACCAGATATTTCGATTGGCTTGTTCAGACTGGATCCATTGAATAAATCCTTGTTGCTGCCCCGAGACTTCAATACCAACACTCTGAGGGCCCCATTTCTGAACCAGGCGAAAGAGATCATCAATATTTTTATCCATGGTTTGGCGCCGGCAGATGCCATCTACCCAAAACCAGTCACCATTTGAATTCAGAGCCCATACGGAAATAACAGAGAAGTCCGCGGCTTGCTTATCAGAAGTAGCGAAGTCAGTTGTAATGTAGAAATTGTAGGCTTGTCGATTGTTAGTAACAGTAGAGAGGTGGTACCAACCAATCTCATCATCCTGAACCAGTCGATCTTCTTCAGACATGATTCGGAGCATTAATTCCTGATTAAAAGTATCAATCTTCCCTATTTTCTTAGCCTGACGATATTGATTCAATACATAATCGTAGGTAAATCTATCAGACCAGGCTCCTCTGAACTCTTCTCGAGTACAAGGGAACTGTTCACATACTGGATAGACATTTACTGTCCAAGCACCCGACTCTACAGCCTTATACAAGGGATCTCTGGCGTTAAAGGGAGTTCCACTCCAAATAATTAGTTTATTTGTGGGGTGGAGAGCGTAGTCAATAGCTTTATAGACCACATCTTCAACACTGGCGATAACAGTATCACTGCGAGCATCTTCATCAGAGATTAAATCATCAAGAACTGCCAATACAGGTCGAGTATTTAACTCTACAGTACCACGGACACCAGTTTTGGCACCATGGCCCGTAACAACAAACTCATTTCCTTCTTTATTTTTAAAGTACCAACGAATATCAGTGAATTTTGTAGCGTCAGTGTTCAAAAATTCTCTAAGAAAGGTGCTATTTTCAACTCGTCGTTCAAGACGGAGTCGCATTTTCTTCACACCATTGTCGATGCTGTCTGAAACGTACAAAGCATATGGTACTTTCCCAAAACCAGGTAATTTTCCATATACAGCAATGAAGAGAAAGAGATATTCGGCGAGAACAGTGGTTTTAGCTGAGCCACGAAAGCAGAGATTAACAATATTCTTACCTGGCTCTCGATCTACTACCTGATCCAGCATCCACATATGCATGACTGGAGTTTTATTCTCTTCACCTCGAGGTCCATTAACCATCTTGATGAAATTAATGAACTCCAAGGCAAAGGTACTTGGTACATAATCAGCAGGTACTTCATATGAAATATTATTTAGATAATCAACAACGGAAGTTCCTTCAGCTACATCATCTGAAAGGAATTCCTCAAGCTCTTCCATAAGCGGATCCATCAGGAAATGATCCAAAAGGTATTCATTTCACAACTTCTCCTTCTGAAGTGATATCAATAATATTACTTTCAGCTACTTCTACAACAGATATGTGACCTTGTTCAATGGATTTACGTTGGGCATCTACCAATTTGCTCATAGCATCGGTCAATCGTTGTACTGAATCATCTTGCTTAATAGCAATATCCAGTTCAAGTTTTGCAGCATCAGGGCGTTTCAAGTGTCTAAGTAGGCTATCTGCAGCCTCACTTCTAACTTTTTCGCTTCTAGCAGTCTGCATTAATACTAATTGCTGGTTCAGAGCTTTCTGGAATAGATCAGCATTCAGTACCCAGGTTGGAACCATGGTCTGTTCGAGGATTCGATTAACCATTTGGCCTTTGTTGTAGGCTGCTACCAAGCTTCTTAGATAATCAGCAGATTTCTTTTCATCACAGAGTCGTTGATAACGCTCTGGAAAAGTCTTAACCCAGCTGTTCTGATTAGTGAATCCCATTAACTTGTAGCTGACATACTTAACAGCCTTGATGTATCCAGTGATTGTGGTATTGGGATCCTGTAGAACATCGCAATAACTGATAATGTTATTACGAAAATATTCTCGATACTCTGGTTCCACCATCAGATGGTTTAACTCATCTACCAGAGATTGGGTAATATTCTGTTTTTGACGAGTAGGCATTACAGCTTTTAACTGCTCAACACTCAATGCCGGAGTATCCTCCAGCACTGGCGCTGTTATTGCTTGAGAATTATTGATTTCTTCAGTCATCCATAAGTCTCACGGCTTTAGTGGCAGCTCGCCAACCTTCTTTCTGGCGATCACCAAGTTCATCCCAGGTAGGCAAAGGCTTACCATCGAAAGTAGTTCCACCTACAGAAGCAGCATAGGCTTCCCAGGCAATCTGTGCATCTTCAGGGCCCATTAGTCGATATCTCTATAACCAGCAGGCGGACATTCACCTGAGATTGATCCAGGAAGCGGCTGCTCCGCAGCCTCTGCGGAATCCTGCTCTGCAGATTCATTTTCAGCTTCCGCAGCAGCTTCCTGCTCACCGAGATCTGTCAGATTCTCTTCAGCTAGATCTACAACATCTGGACGACCGGGCCCTTCACTACCATCAGGAATAACCTGAGGAGTCGTTTCACGAACAATAGGCCCTCGAGTACCAGGACCATCCTTAAACTCTCTCAGTGTACGCTTTTCATTACCTTCACTCATTTCAGTCTCCTTTCAAGCTACTATTGGACAAAGTGCGACAGAAGAATACCTGTTAAATAAAGAATAAGTCAACTACAGGATATCTATCTCATATTTTAAATTAGCCCCTTTTTGTAAATTATAAGAAATATTATTTTAGAAACCGAAAAATATTTTCAGATTTCGAGGGTGACAGAAAAACAACATAATTACGTGTCAAGGTAGAAAATTATAATTATTTTGAAAATTTTCTTATACAGGAATGCACACAATTAACTACCAAGGTAGTAAAAATATTTTTCAGAATTTGAGGATGACAGAGAATTTACATAATTAACTGCTAAGGTAGTACTACCTGTGAGAGCGACACCAAAGCAACACTCCCCCCCTAGGCACCCGTTTTCCTGCTCCCGATGTGGTACCCCAGGTCTCCCAAGAGCGACACGGAGGTGCCCATTGGCTTCGTTCCTTCTTATTGCCGTGCCATCCTGACAGCTTCTTGAGAGTGATATGGGCCATGTGGCTCATACTTACTCAATCACACAGGAGAATACTGTCATGAGTAATTACACGCTGGAAGTCTCGACCTCACGCTCCTTTGACTTCAAGGATCGGGTGGGCTTTACCACTGGCAACGTCCAGGACAACAACATCAAACGTACGTTCAACCGTGCGGTGGCTGCTGTTGAGGCTGGTCAGATCATACCCGTTGAGGCTGGTTCAGACGAAGAGTACACCGTCATCCAGTGCTTCATGCGAGTCCGCAAGAGCAACCCGGAGAACGTCCAGGCTCCATCCTTCGTGACTGCTGACGGAGAAAACATCGAGCTCGACGATCTGATCTCGTAGGTCGCAATCATCAGGTAGGGGAGTGCCATCTGGTACTCTCCTACCGTTTTTTGGCCTGGAGATAGAGGAAAGAGAGAAAATATAAACTCTGTAAGAGTATGAAAGTAGAGGGAAATTAGAGGGATATTACTACCTTTTCTTATATTCCTTGTTATGATTGATACCATCTATTACTTTCTTACTTGTTATAGTTATGTTCTATCTCTGTTCTCTATCCAGAGGGGATTATAAATATACTCTCTTCTATCCTAATGTCAATACCGAGGATAACACTATGAATGTACTCTCATCAGTCACCCGTACTATCGGTACAATCTTTGATACTGCAACTCAAGGCTTTATTGCTTTGAATCACCTTGCAAGAGGTGCTGCAGAACGTACCGTTGTTATTGAAGAAAAGAGTGTTGCTGCTGCAGCAATGTCTCAACTCCAGAACCACCATGATGTTGCTCGTCGCTTACAGGACTTGTATAAGAACAATGCTGACCTTTCCAGAGAAGCTATTGAAGAAGGTAAGGCTTTCCTGGATATGTACAAGGCTGAACGTAAGCTGCGTGAAACACCAGTAGTAGTTGCACGATTCAAAGAGAAAGCAAAACAGGCTGTAAAGAATAAGGCCAATAAAGCTCAATCCTTTGAAGAAGTAACTGCGTAAATTAATAGTGTTCCCGTCTCGGATACTATACCGTTAATGCTTAGGTAAGCAACGGGAACACTCTTTCTTTCCTTAATAAAGACCATTTAAGGGTATCACTTGTTCAAAGTCTAGTACGAACTATAGACGCCATAGACTGCCATTACAGTGGTAACTTGTAGCTAGGGAACTACTGCCATAAAGCAGCCAAGTGACTGTAATCACTACTACAAGTAAGGTGGGATAGTGACCCACAACAGATGATACCACTTAAATTGTTTTAACTAATCAGGAGAACTACCATGAAACGCTTTTATGTCGATCCACCCAATACCCTTTACGCAGTAGTCTATGATGAATTTGACGAAATACTCGCTGACGATTCAAAAGCACATAAAAGCAATGATGTCTTTTGTCTTTGCAGTAACTCAGAAGATGCCCAACACATTGCTTCCCTACTTAACCAAAAAGCTGCTGAATTAGTAGATGGAATACAGTTCGAGGAGGTAATACCATGAATCGTAAGACAGCCTTTATCATCATGATTACCCAACTATTCACTTGGGCAGCAGGAATGCTTGTATTTCTTGCTCATCTCTGGGAAACAGCCGGTTATGGGCTCAATCCCTGGATTGCCTTACCTTGGGCAACTGCATTAATCCTTATACCTTATGTCATCTTCTACTCCATCACTGTAGATGAGCATAAGCAACCAAAAGAGGACTTATCATGTATTCAACTCAAAAACCGTCAAACGAGTCGTTGGTAACAATGCGATGGATATCTATATTCATCATTGCATTCAGTCTGGCAACAATAGGCTGGAACATGCTGAAACTGGTGCTGTAATGAACATACAACAGTTACCCATCATTCGAGAACACGACTCAAGAGTAACCATTACTCTTATCAAGGCATTAGCCTGGATATGTATCCTAACCTGGGGTGAACCATCTCCTATCTCAGCTATTGCTGAACTGATACGTTCCTGGCACTGAACTCTAGGCCTTCACAGACCATCGTGAAGGCCAGAGCCAAGTACCGAGATAGAGTGGTATGGAGAGAAAGATGGAATTTTTTAATCAACACATAATTCTTACTAGAATAGTAGCTCACCATGAGTATCACCATGCTTACCACGAGAAAGATTATGCCTCTGCTTGTGAATGGTCAATTCTATGGTTCAGATGTCTCATGGGCCCAATAGTACGTACAAATAATTCTATCAATACTAAACGGAGATTTCCTCATGAAAATTGAATTAGGCAAAGAATACATTACAAACAGAGACCATGAAGTTAAACACATGAAAGGAAGAGAATTACACCTAAAGATCATTGCTCTTATGGATGATCCTGGTGAAGAAGCTATATTCACAGCACAACAAATCCATCCTAACCCTTTATACAATGGATGTCTTTGGTATGTTACCAAATCAGGCCTTTGTTTAAGAGATTCAAATTCAGTTATCTTCAAGATACAAGAAGTTGAACCATAAACATAACAGAGGCTTATCTGATGAATCTACAAATCGAGATAGTTAATCGCAGGAATACATCCTTTGGTGAATACGTAGGGCGTCCAACACCCTTAGGTAATCCATGGAGAGCCAGTGATACCTTACCTCGAGAGGAAGCTATTGCTAAATACAAAGCGTGGCTGAACCTTCAATGGAAAGCTGGTAATACACTAGTCACTGACGAATTACATCGTCTTGCTGAAAAGCTCAAGAGAGATGGAGAACTAGTCCTATCATGCTGGTGTGCTCCTAAAGCATGCCATGCTGATGTAATAGCAGAAGCTATCAAGGCTATAGTCGAGAAAGATCTTTAATCATCCTGAGGAGGAAAAATATCATGCCTGCAAAGATACGTTTTGAACCTGTTGTACGTGTAACCAAACCACCTCGTCGCATTACTCAACCTAGATCTGTGTGGAGAGAAATATTAATCAACATGGAACCAGGACAATGGTTTGAAGTACCTATAAATCATAAATGTGCTGCACGAACTGCTGGTTCTAAGTTTGTACGTGGAAAGTATTCCATGTATACGCACCCAACCAAGCAAGACACTTACGTCTTCACCATCACTAAATAACAATTGTGTCACGTAGAGAATGCTATCCAGCATAGGTGGATACAAGCTGCTATACCAAAGTCAGCTCATTCTCTACTTTTAATCCTTAATTAATACAGGAGATAGATCATGAATACTACACTGCAAGAACGTCAAGAAGTATTTGATAAAGTGGCAACTCACCTTATCAAACAAGATCAAAAATCCCAGACTGCCGGACTATGCTTACTCAGAAAGAATCTTAATGGAAAAATATTAAAGTGTGCTCTTGGCTGCTTAATATCTGATGAAGCATACTATTTTGCTTTAGAACGTGAATACTTATTAAGCATCTCACACAGAAAAGTGTTAGAACAATCCAAAGTTCCCGGTATTGTAGAAAGTGTGAAAAAATCATGTCCCGAAATGTGGTCCCTTTTACATGAGCTTATTCAAATACATGATCAATCATCACCTTCAAGATGGAAGGACAATTTACAGCGAGTAGCTGAAATGTTTAAGCTATCTTCCGAAGCTATTCTTTAATAAAAGATAGCATCAATATCCTTACTACAGAGAGGAAAATACCATGTATACACATCGTATCAAGAAGTCCAACCAACGTTGCTTCATGGCTGTATGGTGGCCATCAGAGGATCCTGGAGCAGGTCATCGTGAAAGGGAATATCCTCTCATGTTCATTGAAGGCGGACAGATCAATCGAGTTAACAAAGATAATCTGGAAAAGCTTTCAAACCAGACGGAAATACCTAAATCTTAGAAGGAGACTGTCATGCACAGACCTACAGTAACTCGTGGTACCAAGCATAAGCCTTCGAAAGGACAGAACATGTTCAGGGCTCAAAATCGAAAGGCTGAAGCTCGGAAGCAACGTCAAATAGCTCAAAGACAAGCTATGAAAGAACGTAAGAAAGCTATTCCAGCTCAGCTCAAAGAGAAATGGGCAAAACTACAAAGCTACTTTTTCAAGACCAGGTACCTCAAAGGTAAGTACACACCTCATCAGGGCCCTCAAGAGAAAGCACGTAGAACGCAGCAAATGTTTTCACACAGATGCATTAATCCAGAGACTTGGAAGTAATGACAACTAAGCCGCGGATTATTACTGCTATAGCTGTTGTAGGATCAAGAAAGTTCCCTAAACCAGATCTGGTTAAGAAGGAACTGGATGAAATCCTCAAACGTGCTATCAAAAGTAACAAGCGCCTGCACATCATCACTGGTGGTGCTGCAGGCGTTGATACTTGGGCTGCTGATTGGGCTATTGCTAATCAAGTAATGCTTACCATCATTCCTGCTGAATGGAATCTCTTCGGTAAGAAGGCAGGATATGTGAGGAACAATGATATATGGGATCGTGCTTTAGCAGGAATAGCCTTCTGGGACGGTAATTCACCTGGTACACAACATTCATTTCAAATCGCTCAACGAAAAGGCTTGAAACTCAAGCTTATTCGTACAGACGAGATAGATAATCTTCCTTGGTAACAAAAATTTAATAGAGGAGAGTACTATGCAAGTTTCACTTAATTATTCCATAATGGATCAAACACTCTGGTCTGCTGAGAATGCTATAGAAGCTGGACAACTTTATCAACATCCTAATTGGACATTGAATAGACCTATTTATATATTTGATATGGATGGCACCATTTGTGACAGTACACATCGTCACCATTTTCTACAATCCGTAGACGCTGAAGGTAATGTAGTGTCACGACCTGGTGGTAAAGATTGGACTGCATTCTTTGCAGCTCAAAAGGATGACAGTGTATTTCCAGCAATAGCCGGTATTATGGAAGCTCTCATTGCTAGCATGAATCTTGTTATTATTCTCACAGGACGGCCTGAAGGTCAACGAGCAGAAAGCGTACGTTGGCTCAGAGAATGGTCTATACCCTATCATGCCCTATTCATGAGACCTGAAGACAATCGCATAAACGATAACATTTTAAAGCCTATTCAAATACATACATATTTAGTAGACCATGTTCCAAACGTCCGTACTATATTTGAAGATAGGCGTCGTATTGTAGATTCGCTCAGACATCATGGTTTCCATGTCTGTCATGTCACAGAAGGAGACTTTTGAATAGGGAGAAGGGCCATGAGACCGTCACAAGCTATGATGGAGGCAATGTTCTCTCAGCGTAATATTCACGATGTATTGCACCGATCCATTGCTCAACAGTTAGACAAAGTACTATTAACTTGGTCAATTGGCGCATATATGCGAATTGATGAGTTTCTATCAGGCGATTACTTCGAGTCAAAGAATAAAAGACTTGGAGAATTAAGAGAATACCTTAGTGACCATGGCCTGGAAGACATCGTGATATCAATATTAGCTAGTGTTATTCGAGGCAAATGTGATCAAACAATACAGCATTGTCTAGGATACCTGGAAAAATACATGCCTCACGAAAATGTATTTGATCGAGTACGTACGGCAGGTGAGCTTTTAGCAGTATGTGGGGGCAAGGGTCGTCTCTTTGAAATTAAAAGAGTGTCTCCTAACTCACCACCTCTTGTCATAGTTAATCACTGGAATGTAATTCTAAACACCTTTCAAGATCAATTGGAGTGGATAGATGACACATTCTACAACCCACCTCTAGTAGAAAAGCCCAAGAAAGTTTCTTCTAACAAATCTTGTGGCTATCACACTATTAGAGAACCCGTAATACTGGGTAGAGAGACTCAACACAACCATAATGTCAGCTATGATGTGTTAAATCGTCTCAACATAGTGCCTTGGTATTTGGATGGAATGGTACTTGCCGCTCCTGAGAAAGCTCCACATACTCTCAAAGAACCTCAAGCTATCCGAAACCATATTAAACACGTTACCCAGGCTCGCCGGGTATATGCCATCCTAGGCTCAGAGCAATTCTGGCTGGTTTGGCAATATGACTCTCGAGGCAGAGCATATTCACACGGACATCATGTGAATTTTCAAAGCTACGAGTATAAGAAAGCAATGCTTTCGTTCGGACACGAGCGAATCATTACTCCTTAGCCCTCGTGAGAGCTCCTGTAGTGATCGCTGTGCCCATTTAACACTCCAGGCAAGGCCATCCCTGCCCTAACACTTTATAAAGGACTACAGGAGCTCTGAGGGCCTCTTTCCAATATCAATCTGAGGAACTAATTATGTACAACGACTTAGATATTCATTTAGGCATTGATATGTTTGGAATGAATACAAATAGAAAAGTGAATACAGACAGAAATGAACCAGCGATGCACAAGAAGTCTTTCTGGGACACAATCAAAGATGCTGGTTATATTCCTTCCCCCAGAAAGCCAGCTGTAATTCATTCACCTAGTTACAATAACACTCCATCATTTCATGTACACGTACCTAATGCACGAGACTGTGGCCATGAATACGAACAATATTTCACAGTTCAACATGGCCCAATGTTAACCAGTATAGATGATGAATTGCATCAGTTTCTTCATATAAGCAAACCTAACCACTGACCATTTCCAAGCCCTATCCGGGTTAAGGACGGCCGGTGGGGGTCGTAGGCAAAAGCAAGGTCGGATAGGGTAACCTCTGATTACCTCTTTTGCCATCCCACCATAATTTTTCAAGAGGAGAAAGTAATGAAACAGTATCAGTACAAAGAGAACGATATGCTTGCCTATGCACTAGTTGTTTTAGGTGCATGTGAAAGTCAAATTGAAGAATATGGTCACCTTACAGTGACACAGATTCATCAAAAGACAGGTGGCAATGATTTTGATTGGTTTACAGCCTGGGATTGGCTTTTAGATCAACTGTATTTTAACAGTCATGAAATTCCAGAGGCAACTTCTAATCGTTTACACAATGCCTTGCACTATGGACTCATAGATAATCCACGAGAAAATCAATGGGTCTCTGCTGTTAAAGATAGTGATGTAGCAAAGGCTCTCAAAGCTACTTTTACACCACGGGCAATTCAAATCTTGTTAAACAAAATGCTAAGAGAGGTATAGCTATGCAAACCTTTTCCGGCATTGAGTATGTCAAAATTGACATTGCTAACCAGTTTGGGCTTGATCGCCTTTTATGGCGCGATAGGATCCACTGGTGCAATAACAATCGACCGGACTTGGCTGAATTAGCTGAAAATTCGGAGAGGCAACATCTATTCTCTAAAGCTTTGAGAGCTCTCGAAGCAGCAGAGAATGGGGTGCCTCACCGTTTCATCATGGGCCTGGATGCAACAGCATCTGGGCTACAAATGATGGCAGCTATGTCTGGTTGTCGTGAGACTGCACGTTGCGTCAATTTAATTGATACAGGAAAACGTGAAGACGTTTACCAAGAAGTAGCGGAGACGATGACTAAGTACATTGGCGCCGAAGTCTCAAGAAAAGTAGTGAAAAAACCAATCATGACCTTCTTCTATGGTTCTCAAGCACAACCTAAAAGCATATTTGGTGAGGGCGATGCTCTCACAGCATTCTATAGCGCATTAGGTAACCTTATGCCTGGAGCCATGGAGTTAATGAAGCTCTTTCAATCTTTCTGGGATCCCACTGCTTCTCGCTATCAATGGGCTATGCCTGATGGACATGTAGTTGATTGGCCAGTAATGGCTGTAAAAGACCAGGATATCGAGATAGATGAGGCTCATCACACTCGTTTCATATATCGGAGTAAGTATCCACAACCTCAGCTTCAAGGCCGTTCACTGGCCGCAAACATCACTCATAGCGTTGATGCATATGCTTGTCGAGAGATGGTGAGGAAGTGTCAAAAGCAAGGATTTCACATGGTTCCAATCCATGATTGCTTTTATGCTCATCCAAACGATATGAATCAAGTGAGACAGGCTTACGTTGAAGTACTAGCCAGTATTTCTGAACAGAATCTGGTGACTAATATTCTTAGTCAGATTTCTGGTCGTACATTTCAATTCAGAAAGCGAAGCAATTTAGCTGAAGAAATTCTTCAAGCTGATTACGCTCTATCTTAAAAATTGTTATCGGCGCTCCGCGCCTACGGTGGGTGGCTCTAGTACAGAGCTACCCACCTTTTTTTTTTATAGGCCGAATAAAGCATTTTATTCAAAAGCTTGAAACCATTTGATTAAAAATAGCCTATTTTTCCATAAAACCTGTTGAAAGTGAGGAAGAACATGAGTGAGGACAGTAAAGCAAAAAAACGTCTTGATCCTTTAAAGAATTTTATGCCTGTTAGCTTGATGGAAGCAGAGCCTCTCATCAAAGATATTTTCAAAGCTCGTTGGGTTCCCAACTTGGTTTCAAGCCCAGGTGTAGGCAAGAGCTCTATCATTCGTCAAATTGCCGAGAATTGGAATCTTTGTCTAATTGATATTCGCCTAACGTCCATGGTGCCAGAGGATTTAAATGGATTTCCTCATACTTATGAAGTAGAGATGGCAGATGGAACCAAGACAACCATGGCTACTTATGTCCCAATGGACATGTGGCCCATTAAAGGTACCAAGCTCCCAATAAATCCTAAAACAGGAGAGAGCTATCGAGGGTGGATAGTATTTCTAGATGAACTACCTGCAGCTATTCCTGCTGTCCAAGTCGCTGCATATAAGTTACTACTGGATCGAATGATCGGTTTGCATCGCCTAGATAATCGAGCATTAGTTGCTTCAGCAGGTAATTTGATGACAGATAAAGCATTTGCCAACCGTCAATCCACTGCAACTCAATCCAGAATCTGCACATTGCCTATTAAGGTATGTACTGAATCCTGGCATTGGTGGGCAACTCAAAACAATCTGGATCATAGAGTGCAATCCTTTATTAAATTTCAACCTCAAAAATTGCATGATTTTGATCCAGACCACAAAGATTTAACCTTCCCTTGTCCTCGTACCTGGGAAATGGTTAGTGACATTATCAAACCAATGAAAGATATCTCTCCAGCAAAGAAGCCCTTGCTGGCTGGTTGCATTGGTGTAGGTGCTGCAAGAGAATTCTTTGCGTACACACAGGTATTTCAACAATTACCTGATTTTGAACAGATCATTCGAGATCCAGACAGTGTGCATCTTAGTTCTGAGCCTTCAGTTCAATATGCTGTTGCCGGCATGATCGGCACTAAGATGAATGAATCAAATGCAGATCCCTGTATTACTTTCTTAGGCCGTTTAGGAGCAGACTTTCAAGTTACTGCTTTACGACAAGCTATTGCTCACACACCTGCTCTGTTTAATCACAAGTCAGTTAAAGAATGGCGTAAATTTAATACAAAAGCTTTGATTACAAGGAAAGCATAATGGCTATTAAATTCCCAGTAACTACTCCTATGTTTCTTCATCTAACGGGACAATTACCAGCTGATGATGATCTTAAGAGGTGCAATTGTAAATTTGCAGGACAAGCTACTCATGCTACTTGTGGAATGTGCAAACATGATCTTCCTGTTTTTATGTGTCAGCCTTGCATTCTAGAATGTATAAATCTTTCTGGGAGACAGATAAATGCCATCTAAATTTGCAACAATTAATGGCCCTACTTCAATACCTGTATTTTGTGCCAAGCTCACAGAAATAGCTGAAAATATTGAACACATTGCTTGTGTTGTGCAATACAAAGATCAAAGTACTGAAGTTCTTAGTTCACATATGTCTAGTGGAGATGTTGCTTGGTTAAGATGGGTATTTGATCAAGACTTTCGTCCAGAACATGAAGAGGAGCAATAGTATGGCCACACAATCTACTGCACCTGATATTGATGAAATTCGTATGCGATTGGATCAATCAAAAATAGATCTAATGCGGAAGAAAAATACTGTTTTTTTCTCTTCTTTGCTGTCAATGATGGATATCCAACCCAGTGACATGAATAAAACTGCCTGGACTAACGGAGTTCAAATGGGACTCTATCCAGGATTTGTAGCTCAATTAACTACAGATGAATTGACTTGGGTACTAATGCATGAGCTAGGACATATTATTTTCGAGCATATTCCTATTGCTGTCGAAAATAATCTGAATATGAATCGACATAATCTAGCTGGTGATCATTATATTAACCTTTGGCTCAAACAGTTAGGCTATTCTGAACCTCAGTGCATATCAGTGTATCGAGATGCAAAATATAAAGGCTGGGGCTCCATGCAAATCTATCATGACTTGGATAAAGATGAAGAAGATAACGATGGTATGGGCAGAGATATTGTCCTACCAGATCCAGGCAACGCAGCTGCTCATAAAGAAAAGATAACTGACAACATCATAAAAGCTGCTATGCAGGCTGACATGATGGGAGAACCCGGTTCTGTACCCGCGGGCATTCGTCGCTTTATTGATGATGCTACCTCTTCAACTCTACCCTGGAATGAAATATTTCAAAATAAATGGAATGATCTCGCTCGAGATGACTATTCCATGAGACGACCAAACCGTCGCTACTTACCAGACTGGCTTCTTCCTAGTCTGTACAGTGAAAAACTAGGTCACTTTATTTTTGCTACTGATACATCAGGATCCATGTATCAAGAATTATTGAATGTTATTAATGCAGAGGCTCGCTATATGTGGGAAACCCTTCAGCCTCAGACAATGCGGCATATTTCATTTGATACCAAGATCCATGAAAACACTGTTTATGAACAAGGTGACTACCTTCCAGATCTTAAAATGACAGGTGGTGGTGGTACTTGTGTTGAAGGTGTACTGCAATATGTGCTTAATGAAGAACCTCAAGTTACTGTTATTGCAACTGATGGTTATTTTGATATGCCTAGTGAATTACCAGGAGAACTCTTCTGGCTCATTCTAAATAATCCAAATTTCGAGGCGCCTTCCGGCGTTATTATTCATCTTCCAAAAAAGGATTAAGCCATGAAACAAGTCCGCAGCTTTCCAGCTCTTATTAGATTTTTAGAGAATCTTCCTACTCGTAAGAATAAAAGAACACAACGTATTCGTTTATTTTGGGCTAAATTTTTAGAACAGGAACCAAAGACTCATAGAAAATGGGAACAAGCTGGACTATATGCCGGTAATTGGGAATTATGTGCTTGTGGTGTCAGTCTTCCTAGAGAACTGAGAACAGATAAAAAAATTACTGAACATCCTAATGATACCTTACTTCTTAATTTAGGTGCAAATTTTGCTACAGCATGCAGAGAAAAAAATTATCCTTGGGCTCGCCGTATTTTTAAAGCAATTCAAAATAGAGAAGCAGTGCTTATTAATGAATTGAAACGAAAAAATATAGACATAAATTTTAATTAGATTAGGAATTTAAATGAGCAAAAACTTGTTAGAAGAAGCTGCTCTTTATCTTGGAATTAATAGGGCCACTCTGGAAAGAGTGGCCCATGATTTAGAGCATCAAAATCCTGAGTTACGCAAGATATTCGATAAGAATATCCAGAACAAGAGTCTCGACAACGTAATATCCGAATTGGAGGAGCAACTGAAGGAGGTACTCAATCATGTCAAATCTCCCGATGTTGGAGGAAGTGGGGGTACAAGCTGAATTTATTGCAATCAGAGTAGGTTATAAAGAATCCTTCCTTTTCCCTGTTGAGCAGGGGCTTAAGTATATCAAATCTCTGCGAGGATGTCTTGTAATGAAGACAGAAGGTTATGGTGAAAATAAGATTATACATATCAATCGCTTTGATGAAGATCTCACAATGAAATTTTTTAGTAAAGAAGAAATTCAAGAATTAATAGCTAGTCAAGAATTGCTATTAAGAGGAAAAAGCAATGAGAACTCGTAAAATAACTTTACAATTTCAAGGATTACCTCTTCATATTTCTTATGAAGTACTTACTCAAAATGTAGTGCTTTGGCAGCTAGATTCAGAAGAGTACAAAGAAACAGATCCAGATTTAATAAAATTGGCAGAAGCACTAGTGAGACAAATTCATGGACATGAGGTACAAATGGCCGCATTAGAACATGAATTTTATCGCGGCTTACAGAACCCATCTTACCCTGATGCAGACTATGATCCAGATGACACCCCATTCTGAGGAGAAGGAAATGATTAAATTATCCCCTAGCCAGGATGCTGCTTGTGAGGCTTTTCAAGAATTTCTTAATAATCCAAATGAAAAAGAATTCTTACTTTCTGGCTTTGCTGGATCAGGTAAAACTTTTCTTGTGAAATATTTAGTTCGTTTAGCTCGTGATGAGCATGAGCTAAGTCGACTCATTAATCCTACAGCACCTGCTATGACCTTTCATTTCACTGCGACAACTAATAAAGCTGCAAAGGTTCTTTCTGATGCTATGGGCGAACGAGCTTCAACAATTCACCAAGCATTAGGCCTAACAGTTCGACAGGATTATCGTACAGGTCAGCAATATTTAGAAAAGAAAAAAGATGTAGGAGTAGATCTTAATTATTCTACTCTGATTGTTGATGAAGGTAGTATGATTAATCGTGAACTTTTACGGTACATTCAAAAAGCTGTACATAAAGTCCCTACTTGCAAAGTACTTTATGTTGGCGACAAATATCAGCTACCACCTGTAAAAGAAACTACCTGTCCTATCTTTGAAGGAACAGGTAATAGACACTTTCTCACAGATATTCAACGTCAAGCTGCAGATTCCCCAATTATCTCCTTCTCTCATAAATATCGAGAGATTATGGATAATCCTGAACAACCTTGGCCTATTATTCCTAATGATGGTCAAGCTGTATTTCATTACACCAATGGCCGGCAGTGGGAAGACTTAATTCGTAAAGCTTTTAAAACAGAACATCATCCCGATGATCTTCGTGTATTAGCTTGGTCAAATGATAGAGTAATTCACTACAATAAATTCATCCGAACTCAGTTAAATCATACTGAGCATTTTGTGCCTGGAGAAGTAATGCTATCAAATAATCCCATCTTAGTTAATGAATGTGTCATCATTCCTACAGATGGCTTAGTAACTATTGAAAGTGTTACTGAAGATGCAGTAAGTGGAATTAAAGGGCATAGTCTTCGTGTTTCAAACTTCAATTCCCATTCAAGTCAACAAGTCTTCCAACCATTATCGTGGAAGGAAGCTCGACGGTTACAAGCAAAATTGGCTAAAGAAAAGAAGTGGCCTGAATTTTTTCGGATTAAGAATGAATGGGGAGACTTTCGTCCAAGCCATGCTCAAACAGTACATAAAAGTCAGGGCTCAACTTATAAAAAAGTATTTATTGATGTTGAGGACTTGGCAAGAAATAATAAATGGTATGAAGTTGCTCGTTTAATGTATGTTGCAATAACTCGAGCAAGCCATGAAGTTCACCTTTTCGGAAATCTCCAAGAGCGGTATGATCGAGAAAAGAATCCACAAACTTTACTGGAGAAGTTCACCAATGCCACGCAAATACAAAGTGAGACAACCTAACAGACCTTCTCAAAGCCTTACTGATAAGGAAATTTTAATAAATGCTACATTGAAGTGCTTATATGCCGAACAACATAGTTTTTGGGAACGTCGGCTAACTCAATTAATTTCTAAAAATCTTCATACACTTGGTAGAAAGGATCATCCTCGTGCATGCGCCATCCATTACGCAGGTCGTATATGGTTCCGTCCGTGGATGGACAAAGAAAATGCTAATGACTTCCTGGTGAGTCGAGTGCATTCAGAACATGAAAAGGAAGCCATTGAAGTCACATCAGAATTAGCTGAACTAGAAAATGAGCAATATGAAGTTAGTCGTTTTATGTCAGGACTATTACTCTTTCAAGCTCCAGTTCTAGAAATTAAAAGAGCTCTTGGAATAGAGCTAGTTAATGAAATTGAGCAAAGAGAAAAAGTCAGTTTTGACTCTCTTGTCTGCTCAACTGGAGTACTTAACAATCAAACGGCTGCACTCAAGATATTTGTCAACAACCATGATTATGTTGTTGAAATGATGACGGAACGCATTCTCGCCAACATGATCTTGGGACAATCCGTTCTCTAGGAGACGGAAATGATTCAACACTTAATCCCTGGGAATCCTTCAGTTCCCAAAAAGATTGCTTTTCTTGTGTCAAATAGAGAGTTTAAACTTGATGAATTAAAAAGAAATTATTTTGACACTCTTTCTCTTGATGGAGTGCATATAGACGATATTATTGTCTATAATCTGCAACATAATTCTAAAGGAAAAGTTACAGCCACTGATGCTAGAAAGTGGCTTGAAACTCTAGAACCTCTTTTAAAATCTCAACAGATTGAGCACATTGCTGTATGTGATGGATCTTATTTCAAAGCTCTAACAAAAGTTAAAAAAGTAGAGCCTGAAATTGGTTATACCTGCAAGAGCTCTATGTGGGACTGGGCTTCTATCTTTTATGTACCAAATTATCGACAGATGTATTTCAATCCCCAAATAAATATTAAGATTTCGCTAGCTCTCCAAGCAATAGCTGGAGCTACCCGCGGAGAACTTTCTATTTTTGATAGATCTTTCAGTAATAATATTATCTATTTGTACTCCACAAAAGATATTCAGAAAGGATTAATACAAATTCTGCAACACGATAAAGTTGCTTATGATATTGAAACTTTTAGTCTGCAAATTGATAAAGCTGGGCTAGGTACAATTTCATTTGCAGTAGATGATCATGGTGCCATTGTTTTTCCAATTGACCTTGAGCGAGAGAAGAATCATTCAAAAACAGTCCGTAAGATGCTTAAAGAATTTTTCATTGAAACAGCTCGTAGAAATATTACTTTGATTCCCCATGGAGGTACCTTTGATGCAAAGGTACTTATTTGGGAGCTCTTCATGAAAGATTCTGAAGATATTCCAGGAATGCTATACGGCCTTGAAATATTACATAATAATGTTGAAGACACTCATACCCTGGCCTATTTAGCCTTAAATAGTACTGCCGGCAACAAACTAAAATTAAAAGAATTAGCTTTTGAATTCACTGGTAATTATGCCCTATCAGATATACAGGACATTACTCAATATGATTTAAAACAAGTACTTGAATATAACGCCATTGATGCAATGGCTACCTTTTGGGTACACAAACGTTATCGTCCAATTGTTCGTAATGAACAAGAAGATGTGTACCAAAAAGTATTTCGTCCTTCAGAAAAAACCATTACTCAAATGGAGCTCTGTGGTCTTCCATTAAATCTAGCCACTGTTCTGTTAGTTGAAAACAAATTAGAGGATATTTGTAAGCAAGCTTACGACACAATTAACTCATCACAAGTGATCATTGAATTCATAGAGGCTTTTCGTGAATTATTGGCAAAAGAAGCTACTTCAAAGCTCAAGAAAAAGATCAAAACTGCTGATGAATTTTTAAGTATAGAATTTAATCCTAATAGTAATAAGCAGATGCCTTTGCTTCTTTACAAAGGCTTAGCTTTACCAATACTTAAAGAAACAGATGGTGGAGAGGGAAGTACCTCTGTAGATGCTCTGTCTGCACTAATCAAATATGAGCAGAAAAATCAGAATCGTCAGTATGTGTTAGAGCTACTTGATGCATTCATTATCCTGGCAGAAGCAGACAAAATTCTAACCAGCTTTATTCCTGCTTTTAAGGAAAAAGGAGTTACAAAAGGTGACTGGTTATATCTACTAGGCTCCTTTAATTTGGGTGGGACAGTATCTGGTCGTCTTAGTTCAAGCAATCCTAATATGCAAAACTTGCCTAGTACTGGAACTAAATATGCCAAATTAATAAAAACATGCTTCGCACCGCCTTTAAGTGGAGAATGGCTCTTTGTTGGAGCAGATTACTTCTCTTTAGAAGATAAAATTTCAGCCTTACAGACTAAGGATCCTGCTAAGTTAGCAGTGTATCTAGAAGGGTATGACGGACACTGTTTACGTGCCTACTCTTATTTCAAAAAACAAATGGACGATATAACCAAGGAATTAGATATATTTCCTGATCGTAAAGTTGAAATTATTAATTCTATAGCTAAACGTTATCCAACACTTCGACAAAACTCTAAAGGGTTAACCTTTGCGTTAACCTATACAGGTACCTGGCGTACATTAGTAGAAAACTTTGGTATATCTGTAAAAGAAGCCAAAGAGATTGAGAATAGCTACCACGATCTCTATCAGGTTTCTGATGAATGGGTCAAAGAGCAAATGGAGTTTGCTCGAGAGCATGGATATGTAGAGTTAGCTTTCGGATTGCGTCTGAGAACTCCTGTGTTGCCCCGTACGCTCACGAATTCTAGAACCGAACCCTATGAGGCCAAAAAAGAAAAGAAGACCGCAGGGAACGCTCTAGGGCAGTCCTATGGGCTTCTGAATTCATATTCAGCCAACATGTTCATGGAACGAGTATGGAATCATCCTAAATATCGCTACGAAGTCCTGCCTTGTGCTCAGATCCATGACAGTCAATATTATTTAATTCGGAATACTCTTGGTTGCCTGAAATGGGTGAATGATAACTTGATAGAGTGCATGGAATGGTGTGATTTAGATGCCATCAAGCATGATAAAATTAAGTTAGGTGCTGAATTAGAGGTTTATTATCCAAATTGGGCTTATCCCATTACTGTACCTAATAAAGCAACTTTGAATCAGATCAAAAAGATTCTTACCAAGAAGTAATAAGTATAACCGGCGCTCCGCGCCTTAGGAGATGATATGCCTATATCTATAACCAATTACTCTAATATTCCTTTGCCCTTAGCAGTATGGCTAGCTTCCGATGATTACGATCATGATCCAAGGCCTAATTCCATTTCAGCTACTGGAATCATGAAACCAATCAAAAGTATTGTGCTTTCTAAACAGATTGACTCTGAAATCAATGTGAGCCAGGATCTTCAAGATTTAATCCCTGCTCGTGTCGGTACTGCTCTACACACTGCAATTGATGAAGCATGGAAAGCTCCTAATTTACCTGATGTATTTAGGCGCCTAGGCTATCCTAATAAGATAGTAGAACGTATCCGAATTAATCCACCGCGAGATGATATTGATGAAGATCAAATCAATATTTGGATGGAACAACGGACTGAACGAGAGCTAGATGGCTTCCTGGTTACCGGAAAGTTTGATCTGGTTTATGAATTTGGAGTGGAAGACTATAAATCCACTGGCACATATAATTGGATCAGTGGTTCAAACGATGAAAAATATCGTTTACAAGGATCCATATATCGTTGGTTAAATCCCGATATAATTCGCTCTGACAAAATGAAGATCAACTTCATTTTTACCGACTGGAGTGCTCTTAAAGCTACAGTAGATAAGAATTATCCCAAACGTCGTATTGAAGTTCGCAAGCTCGAGTTACTTTCTATTTCAGATACTGAACATTACTTACGAACTCGCCTTGCTGAATTGAAAACATATTGGGACAAGAAAGAGGCTGATTTACCTGCATGCACTCCAGAAGAGTTATGGCAGCGTCCCAGTACTTGGGCATATTACAAAAATCCAAATAGCACTACACGAGCAACAAAAGTGTTCGATAATATGAACGAAGCAGAGGAACGCCGGATTCAAGACGGCTCAACTGGAGTGGTAGTTCACCGTCCAGGAGAAGTAAAGTTTTGTCGGTACTGTCCTGCTCGTATAATCTGCCAGCAGGCTGAGTCGTACCAAGCTCAAGGTCTGCTTCAAATCTAAGGAGCTCCTATGAAGGACTATGCAAATCTGCTATTCCATTCTACAATGGAGAGGTTGGTGGACATTCTACGTAAGAAAACTCAAAACGAAGATCCAATGTTCTTCCGGTTAGTCGTTAGCTATTTTTTTTGTAAATTGGCGAGCATGATGCGAACCAGTGTACAGATTACTCCTGACCAACTCATCCCAATTAATATGTATGCCATTAACCTTGCCCCATCAGGATCAGGAAAAGGCCATTCAATCAGTATTCTTGAAGAACAAGTTATTTCAAATTTCAGACATAAGTATTTGGAGCATACTTTTCCTGAGATTGCTGAAAGAAACATAACAAAGCTTGCCTTGGCTCGTGCTACAAAATTACAAACTGATCCAGATGAAGAAACTACTCGGGCCCAGATGGAATTTGAAGACTGTGGGCCGCTACTATTCTCATTTGATTCTGGTACATCCGCGGCTGTAAAACAGATGAGAATGAAGCTGCTAATGGCAAAAGCAGGCTCTATGAACCTTGAGATAGATGAGATTGGTTCAAATATGTTGGGCAATAACGAAGTGTTGAACACATATCTGGAACTATTTGATACAGGTCGGATTAAGCAAAAACTTATTAAAAATACCCGAGAAAATACTCGTCAAGAAGATCTGTTTGGATCTACTCCCACCAATATGCTGCTCTTTGGTACTCCAACCAAGCTATTGAATGGTTCAAAAACAGAAGATGAATTCTATGATTTTCTGGAAATTGGATATGCTCGTCGTTGCTTCTTTGGCTTTAGTCGTAAGAGAAAGACTAAGAAGAATCAGAGTGCACAAGATATTTATAATATCTACAACGACACTGCTTCCAATAACTTCTTGAGCCAACTTTGTGATCAAGTGGGCTTGTTAGCCGATCATTCCCAATTTGGCCAAACTATCCGTATGCCAAAAGATGTAGCCTTGGCTTTATTCGAGTATAGAATTTATTGTCAAAATCAGGCAGATAACTTATCCGAATATGACGAAATACGGAAAGCTGAACTGGCTCATCGTTATTTCAAAGTAGCTAAGCTTGCTTCAGCATATGCTTTCATTGATCGTAGTATCAATGTAAAGATGGATCATCTAGATAATGCTATTGCAATGGCACAGGTCTCCGGGGATGCTTTTGAGAGCATGATGAATCGAGACAGGCCTTACATCAAATTAGCAAATTATTTAGCTTCTTGTGGTCATGAAATGACTCATGCTGACTTGGTAGAAGATCTACCCTTCTACAAAGGCTCTGAAGCTCAGAAGAGAGATATGATTAATTTGGCAATTGCACATGGCTATAAGAATGGTATTTTCATTCGTCGTGAGCTAATTGATGGAATTGAGTTTCTATCCGGCAAAGCCGTACCTGAAACTAATCTCTCAAAGGTTATTCTTTCAGCTAGCACTGATGTTGCTAGTGGTTACGGAACTCATCGTCCACCTTTTGACAAGATTCATAAATTACTTTGTAAAGGCGGATACCATTGGGTTAACCATAGCTTGAAAGATGCTTATCGAGATGAAGCCCATATTATTCCAGGGTTTAACCTGATTGTATTGGATGTTGAAAAGAGTATTTCTATTGAAATTGCTCAACAGCTACTGAAGGATTTTAAATTCTTCTTACACACCACACGCAGGCATACTGATCAAGAACACCGATTCAGAATCATTATGCCACTAAGTCATACCTTAGAATTGAGTGCTCAAGATTATCGAGAATTTATGCATAATCTTTTTGATTGGTTGCCCTTTGAAGTAGACCGTCAAACATGCCAAAGAGCTCGTAAGTGGCTGACGCATAACGGTAAACAGTGGTATAATGACGGACAGTTGTTAGACGCATTACAGTTTGTTCCGAAGACAAAGAAGGCAGAGGAACAGAAGGCTACTCTAACTGGGCAAACCAACCTAACGAACCTGGAAAGATGGTTCGTCAATAATACAGAAGCAGGAAACCGCAATAGCATGCTAATCCAATATGCCTATGCTTGTATGGATATGGGCCAGGATCTTCATTCTATTCAAAGTAATGTATTAGAGTTGAATAGAAAACTAGCTGAGCCTCTTGAAGAAACAGAAGTTCTTTCAACTGTGATTCAATCAATTACACGAAAGTTTCACACTAAAGGAGCAGGCAAGTGAATAATACAAATGTGGTTATGATAGGTGGCAAATCTGCATCTGGAAAAACAGCATCTCTTCGTAACCTAAAGGATCCTGAAGGAGTAATCTATCTCAATTCTGAAGCAGGAAAAGAATTACCTTTTCCCGCTAAATTTAAGAAGATGACGGTTACTCATCCACTTCAAGTCTTTGAAGTTTTTGAAAAGGCTGAACAGCAACCTAAAATCCATACAATTGTTGTTGATTCTTTAACATATCTCATGGATATGTATGAATCTATGTATGTACTTCCTGCCAGTAATGGAATGAAAGCCTGGAGTGAATATCAGCAATTCTTTAAGAAGTTGATGCAGCAATATGTTGCAAAATCAACAAAGAATGTGATCTTCACTGCTCATACCATGGACGTACTTAATGAAGGCGATATGGTAATGGAAACTATGGTGAAGGTAAAAGGTGCTTTAATGAACAACGGTGTTGAATCTTATTTCAACAACGTTATTTCTTGTAAGAAAGTTTCGTTGAATGATTTGGAAGGACAGGACTCTCCCTTACTTACTATCACACCTCAAGAAGAATCTCTTGGCTTCAAGTATGTTTATCAAACCAGCTTGACCAAGAAGACTGTCAATGAACGTATCCGCGGGCCCATGGGATTATGGGCTGTTAATGAGACGTTCATTGATAATGATCTGCAGCTGGTAATCAACAGGTTGCATGAGTACTACGAGGAATAACCCTCACAATGAAGGCAATAAAGGAGATCTCAAATATGAGTTTGCTTGAGAAGCTTGATGTCGGAATTGATGTAGAAGGCCAGGATGAAGATTTTATCCCAGGTGGTAGTTTTATACTGGACACGGGTGTCTATCCCATGACCGTAGAGCTGGCATATCTGGGTGAATCTCAAGGTGGAGCGATGAATGTAGTCGTTTGGCTCAAAGAGCTGGACGGTAATCGTACTCACCGGGAAACTTTCTATGTCACCTCTGGCAAAGCAAAGGGACAGTCAAATACCTTTGTAGATAAACGCTCTGGTAAGAAGCGCCTGCTTCCTGGTATGGAAGCTATGAATCAGTTGGCAATGATTACTACTGATCAGCCTTTGAGCGCACAGACCCCTGAAGCTAAGACAGTTAAGCTTTGGGATTTTGAAGAGCGTAAGGAACTTCCAAAGGAAGTACCAGTACTGACCAAGATGCTACAGAAAGACGTACTCGTATGTATTACTAAGCGTCGGGAAAATAAGCGTCAAAACGTTGGCGGTGATTGGATTGATACCAACGAAGAGCGTGTATTTAACGAAGTTAGTAAGTTCTTGTATCCGAGTGGGCATTCTGTTGCTGAAAAGAAGGCTGAAGGTGAAGCAGAGTATCGTGACACCTGGGCTAGCAAATTTGGCCCTGACTATGTCAGTGACAAGTATGCACCTGTCGATGGTGGTGCTATAGCAAGTGCCTCAAATGCAGCAGCAGCAGAAAATTCTGCTGAAGTCGATTCTCTCTTTGGAGATGACGACGATGCTGGTGAGGATGCAGCTTAACAGCTATGGATCTGTTCATTGGAGTAGATCCAGGGGGAAGGGGCGCCTTGTGCGCCCTTACTCCTGCAACTGGCAGCATCGAATTCCATCCTACTCCAAATGATAAAGTTACCAGTGCAGAGGTCTTTGCTTGGCTCTGTAAGTGGGCCTGGTTAAAACCCATTATTGGAGTTGAAGCTGTACATTCTCTTCCAGGTATGTCTGCCCGCTCTAACTTTTCATTTGGATATAATTTAGGCCAAATTGAGACCATTATTTCGGCTGTTCGTCATCCGTGGCATAAAGTTACACCAAAGATTTGGCAGGGAAAAGTTGGTATAACTTTTCCTAAGAAATGTCCAAGTAAAGATCGTAAAATCATTACTTCAAAGCGATGTCTTGAACTGTACCCCAAAGCAGATATTTATGGCCCACGGGGAGGTTTAATGGATGGACATGCTGATTCCTTAATGATTGCTCATTACTTGAGTTTGACCTATGGAGAACAACATGAGTCCACTTCCTAGACGATATAAGGTTAGCCGGTCTCGTTATCGGAAACCACAAGAACCTACTCCGAGATTTGATATCGGAGATCAGGCCGGAGAGTTTAATGTTCTTGAGTATCTTGGATACTCACGCATTAAACCAACCGGAGAGCCCGTCAAACTGAGCCAGGAACATCACTGGTATAAGGTTAGATGTGCTTGTGGAAAAATAGAAGTCCACACTCAGCAGCAACTTATTGATGTGCGTCGGCATCGTGCCTGTGCAAGTTGCATTAATGAACTTGAAGAATTAAGGAGACCCAATGAAGATTCATCTTCAAGAGCAAGAACTTAAAACTGCCATCGAAGAATATATCAGCAATCAAGGTATTGATCTTTCTCAACGAGAGATTGATATTCAACTGACAGCTGGCCGTGGTACTCGAGGGCATTACGCTGATATCGAAATTGTAGAACACCAGGAAAATCTCGCAGAAGATCCTTTCTTTGAAGATGATGCACCTGAGACTGAAACTCCAGAATCTGAAAAGCCAGATCCAGAAGAGAGTGCTATTAACTTTGACGACTAAACTGAGCCCCTTCGGGGGCCAGTTATTTTTGAGGAAAAGTCATGGCTACACTTAAAGCAATCTTTATCATTACTGTCTTATTTGTAATGTTTCTTTTAGCTCCTATCTTTGCTGTCCTAATAGGATTAGGTGCGGCAATTTGGATCATTAGAACACTGTTATTGCTAGAGAAGGAAATTAAACATGAAGATACCGGAGAACGAAGCCGTACAGAGTTTGTTGGCGGAGAACATCTCTTTAAAGGAGAAGATTGCTTTTCTGGAACAGGCTGTAAAGAGCCTAGTAGAGAAGAATAATACTCTAGGCGAGTTCATTCGACAGAGAATGTCAGATATACTTGGCATGGCTAAGCAGTTTCGTGATGAATATACTCAGTATGCTGAATTTGTTAATCAGATGACTATGTCTCAAGCAGCACAACATACAGGAGAAGTAGATGAGCCAGAAACCAAAGAATCTGATATTCGATTGGAAAGCTCTGAACTTTGAGTGTTTTCGTGGCCCAGGCTTGAGCTTTCCTATCTCTGCAGAACTGGTTATGGTTCCTGAGTTTGATGAACTTGTTATTTCTGCAACAAATAACTTTCCTGAATATAACTTAGTACCTATGGATCAACTATTTTTTCGGATCTTGCAAGATTGGGAAAGAGGTGAAAATGCTGAGAAACCTTTTAATGAATTAGGAGCTTCTGATTTAGGCATGAGACTTCATTATTTTGAAGGAAATCACAAGGATATTGTGTTCAAGTTAAGAGATGCCACTAAGCCTAAGGAAGAAAAGAAGCATTACGTTTAGTTTTAGTCCATTCCCTTTGGGTAGTATACTACAGGGTCACAAAGGAGATTCTTCATGACGAAATCAGGACTCACATACGAACAGCTAAAAGAATTTGGAACTGAAACTGAACAAGAATATCTTCAGGCTGTTATAGATACAGGTAGTACCCGTAAAGCAGCAAAAGCAGTAAATCGAAGTAAGTCAGCAATTTGTAATGCAATTGAAAGGTGTGAAGCTAAAGCAATTCGTAGAGGAAGTGCTCCAACTTACAATCTTAACAATCCAGCTCCAGCCGGCCAGTTTCAAGATACATCAACTCTTGTAAGACGAAATGTTAAGACAGGTGAAGATGAGGTTGTACTACAATGGCTGAAGAATAAACAAGATCATCAAAGATTTGCTACATTTATGATCGAAACAGCCAAAGCAATGTCAGAGGATATTCCAAAAACCCTACCAATTACTCGTAAGACTTCTTTGGTCAATGAAGATCTACTGAATCTTTATATCATCACTGATTATCACCTTGGTATGAAAGCAGACAGTGAAGAAACTCGAGATCCTGATGGCTCTTGGGACATGAAGATTGCAGAAGATCTTCTAGTAAGATGGTTCCAAGAGGCCATAGAACGCTCTCCAGACGCTCATACGGGCGTTTTCGCCCAACTGGGTGACTTTCTACACTGGGATGGTTTAGACGCCGTCACGCCCACCTCAGGGCATATCCTGGATGTAGATGATAGATTCGACAAGTTAGTGAATATCACTATTCGTGTTATTCGACGAGTAACACAAATGTTACTGGAAAAGCATGAACATGTTCATATGATCATGGCTGAAGGTAATCATGATCTAGCCAGCTCTGTATGGCTACGTCAAATGTTCAGTGCTCTATATGATAATGAACCACGAATTACAGTAGATCTTTCTGCAGATCCTTATTACTGTTATGAATTTGGAGAAAATACTCTCTTCTTCCATCATGGACATAAGAAGAAAGTACCTAATGTAGACGATGTTCTTGTTGCCAAATTCCGTAAGGAATATGGACGTACAAAGTTCTCCCATGCTCATATGGGACATCTACATCATGATCGGATCCTGGAGACCAATTTAATGACTGTTGAACAACATCAAACTTTAGCAGCCAAGGATAGTTATGCTGCCCGCGGTGGATGGATGGCTAATCGGTGTGCTCGATCAATCACATATCATCGTGAATTTGGAAAAGTACAGGAATATAGTATCTCTCCTGAAATGATAAAAGCTTGGACTTGATATACTATTGCAAATAGTTTTACACTTTTGATATAGCAGGGTGGAGCAGTCTGGCAGCTCGTCAGGTTCATAATCTGAAGGTCGCGGGTTCAAATCCCGCCCCTGCTCCCAAATGTATTTTTGGGTGAGAGGCGAATATTGGCTTAAGTCGCCACGGTCTGTAAAACCGTAGTCTGTAAAACAGGGTGATGGTTCGATTCCATCCTCACCCACCAAATTTCGTTGGCAACGAAATATATAGCTGTATGAAGGAATCTGGAAGCATTGTGGACTCGAGTTCAATACTCGACAGCTCCACCAAAAGCTCACCGTAGGGAGCTGGTCTATCCCAAGTCATCTAGATCTAGACTTACAAAGTCGACAGGCGTGGTGGGCTTTTGATGGGGCTGAAATGGTTTCGACATGGTGAATAAGGTGCCTGGACAGCTGAGATTGGCTATCTCTAATCAGCCAAAACTATAGTCGCAAATGACAGTGACTTTTACGGAGATAACGTACTGCCAATGGCAGCGTAACTCCCCAGGACTGTCGTCCTGGTTACCTAAGACAGGGCCCCTCTTTGGAGGGGCCTTTTATTTATACAAAGGAGAATATAATGGAATATGGACAGGAAGTAGCAGAACTAGAAGAACTTGATTCTTCAAATCAATCTGCACAATTATCTGAGGCAGTAAGCAATGCTATTCAACTTAGAGATATAGCTTATTCTCTTAGACATGAAATATATAATTTAGAAAATAAATTATTTGGACGAGAAGAAAGTAAAACAGGGGGTTCAAGTTCAGAAAAATCAAATATTGATAAACCTTCGTATCCGCTGATTCCCGAACTTAATTACACCCAAAAGGAAATTTATCAGATTCTTGTTAAAGCTCAAAATGTTTTAATAACAATTCAGGATCGTCTTTAAATAAATGCGCAGCGGGCTGACTGTAGTCCTGTTTACCGTCTAAGAGTGTATGCGCTATAGATAATTCTGCACTCTAGTAAGCAAATCCCAACAGACCCGGATGAAAGTTCCGGGTGCATATTTAGGAGAATGCCATGCTTGCTGGTGGAATCACCATCTTTCTGGCCTTCTGGCTACTCTGGAGCAAATTACAACTAGAGACAAGACTCAAGGCCTTATCACATCATTTTGCTTTAGATGCTATTGTTAGTATTACTGTATGGCTTATGTTTGGTGGTACAGGAGAAGGAATGCTAGCAGCTACATTTGCTGCAGTTATAATGTCTATTAACATTACACTAGCTCGGAAACTATTTGGATATTTAGAAGAAACAGAAGATGGATGGCAATATCATTCAGGAATGTTTGATCAATCTCATAAGTTTACTGATGAGACAAAAAGACTGCTAGATTCTGGAGAATAATATGTGTGAACGCTGTCCTAGATGTAAAGTAAGTTTAGAAGGTAGCTTAATATTTGATACATTTCTCGCAAAGTATAACAATGAGGAGAGGGCTCTAGAAGCTGCTAAAGCATATGGTGCTACTAAAACAGAAGGCCGATGGTCTAAAAAAATAGGGTTATATGATCAAAATATTGATAGAACAGTAGCATGGCGTTGTCCAAATTGTGGGCATGAATGGCCTCGAGATACATCTTCTCGACCAGGAATGTTTCGAGTGTCAAGCTAAATGTACTATAAAATGTACATTAAGGCCTATAAAGTACATTTTAAAACACAAAATACAAACAGAAATGCCTAGGAAACTAATATGGATAAGTCCTTTGTAACCTTAGTGCAAGCGATATGTATAGTATGCAATAAACCATTTGATACCAATGAATTGGCAATTGACTTGCGATTGAAAGAACGGTTTGAAATGCATACTGTCATGACTGATAAGGATGGAAAGTGTCAATTAGGGCTATGCCCGGAACATCAACGTATGAAAGATGAAGGTTTTGTGGCCTTAGTAGAAATTGATCCAGAGAAATCTGGAATTTCTGAGGCTACTGAGCAAATTGATGACCCACACAATGCTTATAGAACTGGAATAGTTGCTCATGTGAAGCGCAGAGTATGGGATAAAGTTTTTGATATGCTTTGTCCCGAAGGAGCTGTTGCTTTTGTTCAACCAGGAGTGATACAGCACTTACAATCGTTAATGGCAAAGGAGTAAATGAAATGAGTGTTGGAACTTTACTACTAATTGTTTTAATACTGGCTCTGTTTGGGGCTGTTCCTAGATGGGGCTATAGCAAGAGCTGGGGCTATGGTCCCAGTGGTGTGCTAGGACTCATCGTAGTAGTGCTAGTGATTTTGCTGCTACTGGGAAGAATCTGAGATTATGGAGCGGCGGCAATTGACCGATCACCCCAAAGTGCGCTTAGTCGGGGAGGGTTCGCGCCCCCGGCCCGCTCCACCCTTTAGGAGATAGATGATGAGTGTAATTGACGAAATTGTTGCCGAACGCAAAAGGCAGATTGAAGTGGAAGGGTTTACCCCAGAGCATGATGATGAGCATGACAATTGGCAGTTGTCATCGGCTGCTGTCTGCTATGGGAATATGGGCAATGGCGGGCCGTTCAGTCATCCAGTAGCGGGAAGAGCACCGTGGGCATGGCCGCGGGGATCGGATTGGTGGAAGCCTTCGCCAGACCCGCGCCGTAATCTGGTGAAAGCAGCAGCCTTGTTGGTGGCTGAGATCGAACGGCTGGATCGTGCCGAAGCGATTAAGGATCAGCCCAATGACTAACCTCACCCCCATAGCCCGCAGCCTTGAGCGCAAGACCAACGCGGAGTTGGCTGAGTTAACGCGGCTGGTGCAGTTACGCGGCAACACGCCCCCGCATTTGTCGGACCTGCTGGAAGTGGTGCGAGAAAGGTTACTGGAAACGCGGAGGGAAAGATGAGAACAAATGAGCGTCACCGCAAAGTTGTAAATGGTCTCGGTCTCTGTTCTGTGCCCATGTGGTGTGGAGGGCTACCTGCCGGATTCTGTGATAAACCCGCATATGGCACGCGCCCTGCCGGCAAGGGTTGGCGCGACCCGAGCACTGGTGAAATACACCGATTCGACGGCAAATACAACGGGTACATTCCAGGGTTAGCGTGCCGGTCTCACGGCGGACCCAGCCTAAGCGAGGTATCTCATAAAGGCGACCCGTGCGAGCACTGCGGGACACCGCATGATGATGTAGCACCGGGGCCGTGCCCTGCGTTACTGAAGGAGAAAGGTGATGGATTATAAGGAAGCAAAGGCGTGGCTGTGTGGAGAACGCAGCATGACCAACATAATTCCAGAAGACCCGTTTGAAACATGGGTGGTTCGTATAGCCCAAGCCGATGCAGCCATGACACAGCAAGCCTATTTGATCGTCAGGGCTCATGATGACGGACTGGTATTCCATCATGGAGGGAAAGGTGATGGGTGACTGGTCTAAATACTTACGAGACCGAATACAACTTCTCAAAACCCCCAGCGGTGGCGATATTGTCGTAAAACTATTCCCACAAGAAGCGAAAGCGATAGCAGACCGCATCGCCGAACTGGAAAACAGACCACACGATGAAGTCCTGTTGCATGACATGGAAATAATGAACAGGCGCATCGCCGAACTTGAGGCGAAGATTAAGCGGGTGGAGGGGCTGCCGGACAAATGGCGGGTGCCAGTGGCGGGTGATATGAGTCTGCTTGGGTCGGCCCGCTTGTCTGGGGCGTCAGACGCAAGAGATAAATGCGCCAACGAACTCAAGGAAGCCCTCAAATGACCACCCTAAAACCATGCCCGTGTGGGGAGGTGCCGAAAGAACTTACGCTCTATGTGGTGTCTGTTGAGCCATTGGGCGGGTGGATTGACGTATGCGGAGATTGGCACATTTCAACGCACCTACAGCCTGCCCACAATTCACGCGAAAGAATGGACAGCGCAACCAAAGCCCGGAACGCCGCACCACGAGGGAAGGCGCATAAGTAAACATCTAGCAATTTACCGTAAAGTCCCAGCGGATATTTCCGACGATCAACGGGTCCGTGAACTGGCGCTGTGTCATGCCGCTGCTGTGGTTGTTGAGCGGTGGGTCCGCATGTATATCCCGACATATAGAACACGCGGCTATCTGGTTGCCAGCGACTTGGGAGTGCCCACGACAACTGTCCCTGGCCCTAGCTCCAAAAACATCTACGGTGCAGCGATAGCGCAGAAACCGGATGATGGTTTCGATCCGACCCACCACATGGTTTGGGGCGGGTATTCCACGTCCATTTGCGGGCGCTTCATCCTGTGCGGGAAAAACGGCTTCACCACGGTATTGTGTGATGCTTACACCATGCTCCACGAATGGTTCCACGGGCTTTGTGAAGAGCACGCTAACCTGTGGAAGCCCAGCGGTCTTATTTTCTACGGAGATCAGACTTCGATAGAGGGCAAAAAACCGCGCCACGGCTTGAATGCAATCAACTACATACGGCTGGGTATAGCCGACAAGGTTTTGAGCGTAGATGAACCCGGTGACTATGTGTTGGGCTGTCTGGAAACGCCCTTGATTGCCCGGCATCCCCACGAGTGGCAGATACTGACCCTGCCGGGCGGGCCAGCACCTGATGGAACGACGGCACCGTATTTCACCCTGAGCCGCCGCAAGATGCGTGGCTTCCCGGATGTGGTGGGGCCAGCTTACGCGAACACGGTGTTCGTGCATTGGCCGGGGCCAGGCAAGAGTTCCGTCACCGGCACTTTGAACATTGGGCTAGGCCATCAAACGCAAATGCCGAATGGCTGGATCGTAGAAGCTGTAGAAGCAAACGCCAATCAAATACTTTTGAGGATAGAGCAATGAATGAAATCACAACCGCACTACCACCTTTGCCCGAAGGGGCACTTGCCCCCACCACGGAAATGTCCGGCAACTGGGCCGCTGGCGATACGACCTCAGAGGGGCTGGTGTTGAAGATCGGCCAAACCAAAGGGATGGGTATTTACTTCACCTACGAAATGGGCTTTAAGTCACGCAGACACTACACGTTCCTGTTCAACCTGGATGAGCACCAGTCATTCCCGATATT